TTAGATTTTGGCATTGCCGCGCCCCCGTTCAATTAAAGTTTCAATTTGGTGCACCAATGCACGTGCGCCCTCCAGTGCACGCAATTCGCCGTCTGTTGCGTGCGGCCCCAGGACCCTTTCGATTGTTATCCGGCGCAGGTGTTCAATGACCGCCCGCCCGGATGCGCCCGCAAAAGTGCGGGCGTATTCGTGTGCGATTTTTTCCATTTTGTTTCCCCTATATCAATGTGCCGTTTTCCGCAACCATTTGCGCAATCGGCGCGATGTATTTTAATTCTGCATCACTGTGCAGTGATATTTTGTCGATTGTGCCGCGCCGTGCCAAAATTTGAAGGCCGCGGTCGCAAAGCGGGCGGATAAATTCATGCAGCAATCGTCCGTATGTCGCGCCCAGTATGCGCAGCATATCTGCGTTCCGCGCAAGTATTTCCGTTGCGGTCATTTCTTTGTCCGAAAGTGTGCCGATTCTGTCCGCAAGCATTGTGTGGCGAATGCGTTCGCGCAGGTCTTTTAATATTATCTGCGACACGTCAAAGTTCGCGCCGGTCGCAAGTGGCGTAAGGCCGGTGCTGCCAACCGCCTTTGGTATTATTGCGCCGGGGGTTAAATTGATATTGCTAAGGTTTATCACCCCGTCATCGTCCGCCTGCCATATACCACTGACCGCGATGGTTGCGTTCTTTAGCACAAGTTCCACAACTTTGTTCGCGGTTTTGATATCGGGCAGTGCGCGCAGCACTGGGCCGCGGCCGTACAGTTCGCCACTTGCCAATGCCCAGCGGAATATGATGTATGGATTCGTTTCAAATGTGCCACGCGACACAATGTTATTTTCAAGGTTGCCGCCGACATCTATCCATGCGGTGAATTCTGTGTCAACCAATGCCTGAACAAGGCGCAACTGATATTCCGGATTTTGCTTCATCGCGTCAAGGATTGCACGCGGTGGCGTCCATTCTGGATAGCGGCGCGCGACATCTTGGGCCGTCATGGTTGCAGTGTGGAATACTGCGTTCGGCAAAATCGCAATGTCTGTCATCGGGATTGCCGTAAAGTTAAACGCACTTGCCGCGCCTATTGGCGATTCAGACATAAATAGGCACGCCGTTCCCATTGTCACAAGGTCAAGATAGCATTGGTGAATCGTCGTATAAAAATTTGATTCGTTTAGATTCGAACGCAATGCCATTGTCGCCGCAACTGCATCCGGCGATTCTTCGGATTCCGGAATCAGGTTCAGCCACAATGATTCCGGCGGTGTCAGCAAAGAATACATACACGCCGCTAAATTATCTGCCGCGTCCGCCGCCGTTCCATCGAACAGTGTCGCGATTTCTTCATCGGTTGTCGGCATTGTGTAACGGCGCGCATCAGACCAACGTTTAATCCATGGTTCGCGCAGAGCCAATGCATGTGAATACATTTGTTGTAAATCATATTTCATTTTGTTTCCTTTTGGTTAAAGTTTGAATTCTGTGTTCGCGATAAAAGGGCGAACATTTGTTCCAATGGGACGCACGGGGACGGGCATAGATAAAATCGCACCCGCAACCGCGTCCAGTCCGTCGTCATGTTCGCCGCCACCAATTGGTGTCCATGCCAACATTTCCGATATAAAAGGTGTTTGTGTTATTCGCCTATGCGCATAAAGCCGCCCAGTTGTAAGTAATGGTTCGATTGCGTCCAAGATTCTGTCTTCTTTGCGGCGGCTGTTGGTTATCGGGCGAATTTGTATTTCGTAACCTGCACGTGCAACTGTTTCACGCATTATTTCCGGCAATGCCGCGCCTATTCCATTTGTTTCGACCGCGAGTGTCCTTTGTCGGTGCATGCGCACAAATGCCAGAACTTTTTCGCACTGGTATGCAAGTGGGTATTCAACCCCGTCCGGCACGCAGAGGTAAATCATATCGTGGATAAATGCGCGATGTGTCCGTTCATCACGATAGATAATAACACAAACACTGTTATCTGAATTTCGCCGGCCGCCTGACGGGTCCCAATATATTGTCGCGCCGGTTATCGGCGTTTCATCTATTCGGCCCCCATGCGGGTCAAAGTCCGCGTCATAAAACTTTATTCCACCGGGATCCAGGCGGATTTTATCTGGTGCGACATATTGCAACATCATTTGCGCAGAAAAATGCCGGTCGCCGACGGTTTCGCGAATTTTTTCGATTTTTTCAAGTGGAAAAATCGCCGGCCACGCCGGATTTCCGCTGCTATCCACTATGGGAATTTTAAGTTCCGCATAGCCCGATAAAAAAGGCGTTGAAAAAACATTTTTTTCGTATACTATGTTTGACATGGACTTTACTCCCAAAACTTTGCCAACGAATTTAGAGGCCGAACAGGCCGTGCTGGCCGCCGTTTTAATGAAGAACCGCGCACTCGAAAAAATTTCTGAATTCTTGCGGCCTGAAGATTTTTCACACCCCGCGCACCAGGAAATTTATAAACTTGCGCTGCGCCAATTTGCCGCCGGAATTCCGTTTGATATAATCACGGCGAAAAACTATCTTGACCAGCAAGGGACACTTGAATCCGTTGGCGGTGTTGAGTACCTTACCCAATTAGCAAGTGCCGGCGCAACCGTCGTAAATGTAGAACAATATGGTCGTATCGTTCACGAAAACGCGGTGCGGCGCGAACTTATCGATTTCGGGCAATCGGTTACAGATGCCGCGTTTGTCGAGGATCTTGATAACCCGGTATCATCACAGATTGAATCCGCTGAACAGAAACTGTTCAACCTTGCCATGACAGGCGATGCATCACGCGATGTTGTACCGATTGCAAATGCGTTAAAAGATGCTTTGAGTGAAGCAGAAATCGCATACAAGGCCGATGGGAAACTTTCGGGACTGACCACGGGGCTTACCGATTTGGATCGCGCAATAAGTGGTTTGCATAAATCAAATTTACTTATTATCGCGGGCCGTCCAGGTATGGGTAAAACCACACTAGCTATGAATATCGCGTTCAATGCCGCAAATGCGATTTATTCTGGGCGCGCGAACGAACAATACAAAGGTGCGGTCGCGTTTTTCAGTTTGGAAATGGGTGCATCTGAATTGGCGGCGCGTGTTTTGTCGTCCCAGGCGCGAATTCCATCGTCCGCCATGCGCGAAGGTTCGCTAACGGATGAAGATTTCCTTAAAATGGCACAGTTTTCCGATGCAATCGGGCGTATTCCGTTATTCATTGATGACACCCCGGGTATGTCTTTGCCGATGATTCGCACGCGTGTGCGGCGTCTTGCGCGGAAGTATAACGGCATCGCGCTTATCGTTATCGATTACTTGCAATTGTTGACCTTGCCGGGCGGAAAACGCAGCGACAATCGTGTTCAGGAACTTTCCGAAATTACACGCGGCCTTAAAATGATGGCCAAGGAATTCGGTGTTCCGGTTATCGCCCTGTCGCAATTGTCGCGCAGTGTCGAAAACCGCGATGATAAACGTCCACAACTTGCCGATTTACGTGAATCCGGGTCTATTGAACAGGATGCCGATATTGTTATGTTCACCTATCGCGAGGAATACTATCTGCAAAATCGCGACCCGTCGCGTCGGCTTTCAAATACGCCAAGTGAAAAGTCTGTTGATTCGTGGCAAAACCGACTTGAAAAGGCCAAGGGCAAGGCTGACATTATCATTGGCAAAAATCGTCATGGTCGAACAGATACGGTCACCGTTGCGTTCTTGGCGGAATACAGTTTGTTTGATAACCTAAACGAAATGGCCGGTCGTACGGTGGAATTCGCGAATGATGTTCCGCCGATGACCGAACCAATAGATGCTCCGACATCGATTGATATCGATGAAATTCCAGATGAATTTGAATAATTAGTGTTAGTGTAAGTGGGTAGTGTAAGTGAACCACACCCTGGCCTGCGGCCACCCCTCTCTAGAGGGGAACTTTGCTTTCTGGAATAAATCCGTAATTGCGGAATAATTCCAGAATCTACTAACCACTACCCACTTACACTAACCACTATGTCACTTTTTTCCTTGCCTTGGTTTAAAAAATCTCTTATTATTTTGTCAAGATTTACACAAGGAGTTTTTAAATGGCCCAAGAAGAAATCATTTTTCCAAATAATATTCGTAATATACGGCTTGCCGCGGGAATGAAGATGACCGAACTGGCACGGCGTTCAAACTTGTCACTTTCCGCTGTTTCCAAGATTGAAAAGGGCGTGCGCCGTCTTAATCAGAAACAGTTGTTGAATATTTGTAATATCTTGGGCTGCAAATTGTCCGACATTTTCATCAAAGATACTGATGAAGTCGCATCTAAGTGGCAGAGCGAGATTACTCGTCGTATGAACGATAACGAAGACGGCGGGCTTAAGGTTTTTGGCACTGGGCTTCGCAAAATACGTCAGCAGTCTGGTAAAACTATTGCCCAGGCGGCCAAAGATGCAGGTATGACTCTTTCGGTTTATCATAAAATCGAAGTTGGCCAGCGCGAAGTTTACAAAAACGAAATTGAACCGTTGGCTAAATCGTTTGCACATTCTGTTGAAAGTCTTTTTGATAAAATCGCAGAACTTTATAAATCCGGCGAACTTGCCAAACAAATGAACAAGGTCAAGGAACGTGTCAACGCTGTTCTGGTGCCGGGTGATTCGTCTGACGATTTTGACGAAATGCGCGGTCATTTATATGGTGCAAAACTTTATGATAACGCGCGTCGGAAATTGATTCCGGTATTTGGCAAACCCGATGGCAAGACAATATCTTTTAAACGTTCTGATTCAAATATGATTGTGGCACCCGCAAATCTTGAAGGTCGTCGTGGTGTTTATGCTGTTATTCCAAATTCAAAACGTTTGGGTGGGTTTATACCTGAAAACGCCTACGTGTTTGCTGATTCTAAAACACGTGCAAATCCTGGCGATTTGGCGGTATTTATTGATGCGGACTTTAACGCCCTTAAATCCGAACAAAATGCGTCTGCGAATATTGCCATTGTACGTAAAGATTCCAAGGGTAAAATTTACGGCCAGATGGTTTCACCAGATGAAAAAATTTCCGCACAAACTATGCACAAGGTTATAATGATTATCACTGAATAAACCACCGAAAAGGGGGAATAATCGAGATGAAAGCCAAAGCAAGTATCACGGCACAAAAACTGTTAAACCTTTACCGCCAGGCACATGTTATCGTTGGTGGGTGGGCGGCGGTAAACCGTGTCTTTGTTGACGAAGGCAACGATGAAGTAGTGCGCGAATTGCAAGATTTGCCAACCGGAAAAATGTTGGTTCGGCATATACAAAATCTTCGCGATGGGACGACACCTATGGATTCAATCGCCCGTGAATTGTTGCCATATGGCGGAATGATGGCAGATTCTGGCGAAAACGCGGATATTTCATCATCTGATATGCAACAACTTATTTCGGCTGTTCACGCTTTCAACCCAAGCCCTGAAGGCATGGACAGTTTTATGAATACACCTGTTATAAAAAAATTCGGCAACGATTGGGTTCTGATGACGCAAAATGCGTTATCTAATAACCCGGATGCGTTACGTAAATTTGATGACATTGTTCGTGTATCCAAGGCGTATAATTTATGGAACAAAGCTAATGATGTTTTAAGTCAACCGGCAACAGATCGTATACGGGCAAGTCTTCAAGTTGATATGCCAGAATATGAAACTTATCTGCCGATGTTCGGTGATGAAGGCAAAGACTTACTGCGGCGCTTACATGGGCTGACAAGTTCGATGCCTTCACATGATGCTTCTTAGGTTGTTCTGTATATTGTGTCAAATGTATGTGGCGTTCCGATATAAATCATCGTACCGTTTGGCGATAAGATAAAATCCAATTCCCGCAATCTTTCACGCAAAGCATCTCTTTTGCGTGATGTGTTGCAGGTATTTGGCACCTCTACGTCATCACATATTATCAAATCTGCACGCATACCCGTTATATTTCCATATACGCCTTGGCACACGACCGAAGGTTCACGAATACCAATTGGTCGATTGATTGTAATTTTGTTTTCTGCCCATTCACGTTTATTTTTCGGTATCATATCCGCACACCAAGGATGATTTTCCAAAATATTCCGAATATGCATAACCATCCTTGTTGCCAGATGTGTTTCCGCAGATAATATCAAAATACGTGTTTTGGGATGTAAATACAAAACACATGCAGCAAAAATTCCAATGATTGTTGATTTTCCAGAATGTCTGAACGCCATCAACAAACCACGACGGGAACCTCCATCAATCACATCAGCTAAAAAATTTGTCATTTCACGATGATGTGTCGGTGTTTCATAACCCAAGATACGATTCCAAGAATCTAAAAATTCATTGTATTGGTTCATAATTTTTTAAACCAATTTATCAAGGTGTTCCAAAATTGATACCAGCATATTTTTTTTCTTGACGCTAATATTTTTTAACTTGTTTATATTTGCCTCTTTTTTACTTTCATATGGCGCTTCGGCTTCATCTTTTAATCGACCAAGTACGTTTTGTTCCGAAATCCCGTTTGACGAAACGCCGGACGCCCCGTATTTTGCGCGTTGAGTGGCAAGCACTTTTTTTACAATATTTTCTTTTTCCGCTTCATCCGATGCAATATCAGATAAAATTTTATTTTTATTTTTTTCGGCTGTATTTTTGTTTTCTTTGTAGTTCAGAATATCTGTTACATCTGAAATAACTTGTCCCATTTTATTCCCCTTTGGTTATATTTGATATCTTCCGTATATTGTTACTGACAATATTTTTAACGGCAAATTATCTGTAGTTGAAATTTTCCAAGGTTTATCTACTAAATCTGTTTTTGTTCCCAAAACATTGATCGACACATCCCCATTAAACCCGGGCGAATCCGCATCGTAAATTTCATTGGGCAAAACTGCACGTTCATCATTGATAAACAATGTCTTGGTATCATAAACGCGCACAGTGATTTTAGTGATTCGTATGTATTTTGCGTTATGCCCCGATGTCAAAAGTGGCAAACCTTTGGCGACCGCAGTATATTCATAGTTTCCTGCGTCAACAAATTCCGAATCATCGAATCGTTCAAGAAAGAAATCATTACCACGTTTCACAACAACAAATGTTTTTCCATCACATACAGCAATAGATTTAAATTTTCCATTCGTTGTGTAACGTCCCCATGCAGATACACCAACTGTGGCATCGTAATTCAACACTGACATATTTCCATTAGACATAACAACAAAAAGTTTTTTGGTATTTTTGTTATAAGAAATGTCTATCGGGTCCGTCATCAAGTGCGCAGATAAAGCGCATAAATTATCGGCATTATAATTTTCACCAAAATCATCAAGACCAAGTTGTCTTATTTCATGTTTATTTTTGGAAACGAATATCGTTTTGCCTTCCATTTGTTGTGGTGGCAAATATCTGTCTGCGATACTGCCGATGGATGTGTGCATTTTGACATTTACCGTTTCTGGGGTTACGGGTTTACTTGAAACAGCCCATTCACCTTCGGATGTAAGTATTTGTAAATTATCACTGCTGACCAGTGCGCACACTTGCTGTCTGCAATCTGATAATAAAGTAAAAAATATGGCTTCGTCATCAAGTCCGGTTCCAAGGTTAAAGTTTCCGTGTTGTCCCACACGCGACATCCATATTCCACCCGGCCATGATTTTGCACCACCGAATACTAACCTATCTTGATAAAATGTTATTGTTGACGGCCAACCACGATACGGACTAAATACCGCTTCTTGCCAATCTGTGATTGGATCATTTGGCATTGTATACGCACCATTACATGTAACAATTATATCTGTCGGACTGATATATGAATTTATCAGCCAACTTTTGCCAAGTGCTGACAAATGCCCACCAACATGGTCCGAAGTCCAAAAATTTTCGTTGGTTGTAAAATGTGTATCACTTCCTGAACGTGATACGGTTATAGTTATATTTTCCGATCCTTCAAAACGCATAAACGGCATTTGGACATTGTCCATATCATCAGATTCTGCAAAACTGAAAGTCTTGATTTTGAAAACGCCATTTTCACGATAAAGGATTCTTGGCGCATAATCAGGATGCACAAAGAACATCGTACCAAAACGTTGCGCATATTGAATATTTGGTATGTCAGAACTGGTCCAGGGAGTTATGACATCTTGAACAAATGTATCATTTGCATAAATTCTTATTCGACCGTTCATTATGGCCAAAATATATTCTTCATTTTCTGATGTTGAAAAAGAAACTAACCTTGCATCCGCAATCAATTGCGAAACCTTTTTTAATCCTGGTCTACGAACAAGACCGCCACCGGCACACACATCAAAGTTTTCCATATAGGCAAGTCCATGAAGATTATCATTTTCAAAAAAGTTGATTGAAACTTCACCATCAGCAAAAGATTTCTCGGTTTTCACAAAATTTCCCATATTAAAATCCCCTTTGGTTCATTAAAAACGACTATCTATCAATGAAAAATTTTCTATTCCTGTATTCACCGATGTTGTGCTGTCTATGAATTTCGCCGTTTGCAATTCGTTTTCGTAAAGTGCGACCAATGTCCTGAACACTGTTTGGTCAGAAATAAGCGGCATACAAAATTCCACCGCAAGTTTTGTTGCAACGAGTGATGCAAAATAACTTGGAAAATCATCTGGTGTTATACGGACTATGGTTGTTATATTTAGTGTATCTGTATTTGACACTATTTTATTTCCCATAATTTGTCCGTTGGTTTTAATAACCCTTAACACATCAGACGGTATCACAAAATCGCCGTTGTTATCACGATTCAGGCTATATGTACGACATGCAAAACGCCACGGATGCATTGCCAATAAAGTTTCTATGACAAAATCTACAAGTGTTCGCCCCAATTTCGCGGCCGCCGTATCATCAGACAAAGATTGAATCGGGTTCTCACCCAACTTCAACAATGCCATTGAACACAAATCTATTTTCGTTAGCATTATTTTCCCCTATTCTAAAAAAATTGAAAAGGGCCGAAAAAAATCGGCCCTGTTATAAACAATAATCAACCTTAGTCTAATGCACCGGTCGTTACCACACCATCACTAACCGCGATTTTCTTTATTGATGTTTTATCGGATGCGTTGATGATAACAACGTCACCAGTGTTCATCAAAGTTCCGACTGCATTGAAATAACCGCTTGCCGTGATTGTTGCCAATGTCGCACTTTCAACATAGTGCCACAATGTGAACCCATTTGCGTATGCAATTACCGACAAATTTTTGTTTTGAAAAGCCATTGTTTTCCCCTTAGGTTATTAATGTTATTCACCGCATTTCAGACGGACAATTCCGCTGTTATCAATCAGCACCGCGCCTTGGGACATTGTGTTGCTGATAAAGTGCGCTGCACGTTCGCCGTGCCATGAAATATCAGTTTTCACTTCTTGCCCACACGCATGACCAATGCAAGATGCATGATAGATAAAGCAATCACGATGCGTTGACGAAGACAACGGCAAACCATTGTACATCAACCACGTAATACCAAGCCATCTTTTAACTTCACCGCCATTAATGAACGGTAAATCAGAACCAACATAATCCGCAGACGAAAATTCATCGATGCCAAGCAATTCATTCCATTGTTTCACACCAACAACCGCGAAACGACGACCATCATCCGGCACATCATTTTCATTCAGTTTTTCCAACGCGCCCAAAATAACGGTCTTGGTTAAACCGGTCGAATAGTCCCCAGAATTCTGCGTGGTTGAACTCATGGCGGCAACAATCAACTCATCGGTTTTACGACCCAGTGCATACGCACCCGCAGACGCAACAACACGACGTTCATCGATGTTGACTTTCAATTCATCCAATGCATCAACCCAATCACCCGCATAGTAATCTTGCAAATTGCATTCCACGGGTTCGTGGTTAAGGTTCATAACCGGCACCATACCATGACGAGATTTCGTGCTGGCGCTGCCTTTACCGATTTTCTGAAAGGTCGTTGATTTACCAACAACACCAGATTTGCTGCGTACAGTTGAACGCAATTTGGTACCCATCTGTTGATATGCCAAATGGACATCGGCTTCAAATTGTTTCACAAATACTTGATCTATGGAAACAGACAT